CCAACTCTCTGCTTGCAGTGGGTTGGATGGTTTTGGAGTACATTGTAGAGAATTACAGTTTTCTGTTGTATGTGGGCGAGGTCTTGACGCTTACAAAGTTGCAGTAATTGGCAGTCGGAATTTAACCGTTTGGTAGACGAACTGCTCCCCAAGGTCAAGGCAAATATAATTTTACAACATGATGAGGACGATGCCTTGCTTCGCGGGCATATTCTCGCCGCGCTTGGTTATGCGGAAAGTTATCAAAAACGGTCTTATGCGAATGAGCCGCTTCCCGCGACCACGGAACACGCTGTAATAATGCTTGCCAGTCACTTTTTTGAAAGTCGTGACGGTGGCACAGGAGGATTTTTCAACGATTATGTAGGTGCGGCAAAACAAACGTGGGATGCCGTCAATCGGCTGTTGCTACTCGAAAAGAGGTGGGAAGTGTGAGAATGCGGCACTTTATTGAAATTGTATCCACAGAGCCGGACAAAGATTTCATGGGCTTTGCAAAGCAGGGTGAAAGCGTCCTTGCCGCAGTTCGTGCATTTAAGGAATCGCGGCACTTTAGCAATGCGTGGCGTAATCGTGCGGCGTTTTCAACAGCGACCGCGCTGTTTCGTTTTCGCACAATTCCCGGATTGACCGTAACCACTGCAATGCAAATTTGTTGTGATGGAGAGCGTTATAAAATTACAAGCGTGGAAAATGTGCGGGAACGTGGGCTTTATCTCGAATGCCTTGTAGAAAAAGTTGACCCATCGAAAGGGTGATTACATGGCTCGTGTAAATATGAAATTGCCCGATGATTTCCTAAACAAAATTTCACGGCTGGGCGAAAAAACAGATGAAATCGTGCCGAGAGTGCTGCAAACCGGGGCGGAGGTCGTGGAAGCAAAAGTGCGCTCCAATTTGCAATCCGTCATAGGCAAGGACACACAAGAACCGTCACGTTCCACCGGGGAACTGGTCGGTGCGCTGGGTATTTCTCCCGCGAAATTAGACCGCAACGGCAATTACGATGTGCGAGTCGGTTTTCACGAACCCCGCACCGATGGACGCAGAAACGCTATGGTAGCCAGCGTTTTAGAACACGGCTCGTCAAACCAACCTGCGCGACCGTTCCTTGCCCCGGCGCGAACAGCAAGTCGAAAACCCGCAATCGAAGCCATGATTTCACAATTGGAAAGGGAGATTGACAGCGTATGAACATTTTATCCGAACTGACCGCGATGCTCACCGACCTTAAAATCCCCTTTGAAGTCGGACATTTTAGCGGCGTTCCGCCTGATGAGTACATCGTAATAATTCCGCTGGCAGACAGCTTTGACATGACCGCCGACAACGTGCCGCAAGCCGATGTACAAGAAGCGCGGCTTGCGATTTACAGCAAAAACAATTATTACCCACTTCGGAATACAGTTACAAGTCGGCTGCTTGATGAAGATTTCACCATAACCGACCGCCGATATATCGAGTTTGAAGCGGAAACAAAATACCATCATGCGGTCATTGACTGCAAAAAACTGTATGAAATAGAAAGCGAGGGATTGTAATGGCAACTATCGGTTTGTCTGATATGTTCTACGCGCCGATTACCGAAAGCGCGACAGGAATGGAAACCTACGGCACTCCTGCACGGCTGGCAAAAGCCATACAAGCGGATTTGAGTATCGAGATTGCCGAGGCAATGCTGTATGCGGATGATTCCGCACAGGAAAGCGTCCGTGAATTTCAATCGGGAACGCTCACTTTGGGCGTTGACGATATTACCCCGGAAGTAGCATCGGTACTTTTGGGCGCGGGCATTGACGAAAACGGCGTTCTGATTTCTGCGAGTGAAGATGTGGGGCCGCCTGTGGCGGTCGGCTTCCGTGCGCGCCGAGCAAACGGTACGCATAAGTTTTTTTGGTTGTACCGAGTTTTGTTCGGTACGCCGTCCACAAGTTTACAGACCAAGGGCGAATCAGTCAGCTTCCAGACCCCGCAAATTGAAGGAACAATCATGCGGCGCAATAAGCCCGACAGCCGCAACCGCCATCCGTGGAAAGCTGAAGCTGTGGAAGGTCATCCGGGCGTACCAACGACTATCACAAGCGGTTGGTTTACAACTGTTTATGACCCCGATTTTGAAGATGATGCCACAAGCGGCTCATAGAAATGGAGAAAATCATGGATAATGACAGAAGCGCAGTAATCACAATCGGCGGCGAGGAATACCCGCTGATTCTCACCACTTTGGCAACAAAAACCATCGGCGAACGCTACGGCGGATTGGAAAATCTCGGCGCGAAATTAATGAAGTCTGAAAATTTCGCACTTGCCTTGGACGAGATAAATTTTCTCATAGTTCTGCTGGCAAACCAATCAATTCTGCGACGCAATTACCTTCATAAAGATTCCCCAAAAGAACTGCTGACCGCCGAATTTGTGGAACTTTTCACCATGCCGCACGAGTTGGCAACCTACAAAGAAGCCATAACGCAAGCTATGTTCAAAGGTACGAAGCGGCACGTTGAGTCCGAGGATGAGCCGGGAAAAAACAATCGAGCCGGGTAAATGACCGCGAGTTATTTGTCCGGCTTTTGTATTACGGTCGTGCGCATTTGAACTTTTCCGAAGATGAAGTGTGGCTTGCCCCCATAGGTCATTTGCTGGATTTATGGGAGTGTCACCGACAATTTCACGGCATGGCAAAACCCAAGCGGGAAGTTCATATCGAAGATATTATTCCCGATTTTCTGTAGAGATGGTGGCGGCATCTTTTTCTTGGATGTCGCTGCTTTCGTCTATTGTTAGGGCAATTGAGTAATCTTCTCTAAAATATTTCTTAGGCAGAGGCATTGGCGTGAGCGTCACCGCTTTTCTGAAACTGCTAACGTGTATATCAAATTCTTGCAATACATTCATTCCGAGTATGCACCGAGTTTTTAACTCTTTTGGTAATTTCATAACATTTACTGGTATGTCTGAAATAGGCATTTTGCCAAGTAAGAGTTTTGGCATGATACTGCTATGCGTAGCAGATATGCCTGTAGCTGTGACAGTAGAAACGCCATCTATTAAAGCAACAGGAATTTCAAGCAAGGCAGCTAAATCCTCGTCAATTATGGTTTTATATGCACCTGTGTCAAAAATGACAACAGATGTTGCATATGCTTTTCTTTGAGGAACCCATATGCTTGCAGAAACTCGTAAAACACTGCCTCGTTGGTTTTCAAGCGTTAGCTTCATATATAAACCCCCGACGCTTCAACTGCTCCAAAATAAATTACAAGTAAAGGCTCATGCTTCCCAGACAAAAAATAATCTTCATATAACTTCCAAATTTCATCGTAATCGTCACTGTCACCTACAGCTAAAACCACACCACTTTTGATACCGCAAATATCCTCGTACTCTTCGGTGTAGCCAAGCAAAACATTTTTGTTTTCGTAGATGTCGTATCCATCGTCTACAAGGATACGGTTGTGTTCTTGCATAATTTGCACCATTGCGTTTGCCTCCTTCCGATTCAAGGGCTTACCGTCATTATACTATATTTTTGCGAACATCGGCATAGAAAATTTGCGGCACTCCTCCGGGGGTGCTTTTTACATAATTTTGGAAGGGTGGTGCAGTAATCAATGGCTGACACATTTGGATTAAAAATCGGCTTGGAAGGTGAGCGCGAATTTAAACAAAGTTTGCGCGATATTAACGCCAACTTCAAAGTATTAGGTTCAGAGATGACCTTACTCGAATCTCAATTCGACCGTAACGATAAATCACTGGAAGCCGCAACTGCCCGAAAACAAGCACTAAATAAAGAAATCGAAGCCCAAAAAAATAAAATTTCCACCCTCGAATCTGCCCTGCAAAATGCGACCGACAGCTTTGGTAAAAATGATAAACGGACACAAGCATGGGCGATTCAGTTAAATAATGCCAAAGCCGCGCTGAACGTTATGGAGCGTGATTTGGACTCCGCCACAAAAGCGGTTGATTCCGCCGCAGGTGGTTTCGAAGATGCAGAAAGTGATGTAGCTGATTTTGCTGACGAAGTAGAAAATGCCAGCGATGTTGCCGATGACGCAGAAAGCAGTTTTGCCGCTCTTGGTGCTACCCTCAAAACCGTAGGTGTCGCCGTTGGCGCGGCTATGATTGCCATTGGCACAGCGGCTACAGCGGCAGGCGTGGCACTTTATGACATAGCCAAGGATACCGCAGCATTAGGGGATAACGTAGATAAAACCGCTCTGAAAATGAATATGAGCAGGCAAGGCGTACAAGAGTGGGATTACATCTTGAACCAATCTGGCGCGTCACTTTACAACCTTTCCTACGGAATGCGTAACTTGCAAAACGCTATGGGCGGCCTTGATGAAGACGGCGGGAAAGTGGGAAAGGCCATTGAAAGGCTCGGATTGAGTTTCGATGTTCTCCGTGACGCTTCCCCGGAAGATGCAATGAACGCCATTGTTGCACAGTTCCAAGAAATGCCCGAAGGCGTGGAGAAAACAAACATTGCTCTTGAAATTTTCGGACGCAGGGCTGGCATGGAATTAATGCCGCTTCTCAACGGCACGAATGAAGAATTGGAAGAAATGCGGCAACGGGCGCATGACCTCGGCGCGGTTATGGGTGATGATTTAGTTGACGCTTCTATTGCGTTTGGTGATGCACAAACAGATTTGAAAGCCGCTATCACTGGCTTAAAAACAGGAATCGCAGGGGAACTTCTACCGGGTTTGGCACAAGTGACCGGGGCTTTTGCTGATTTAATTTCCGGGCAAGAAGGCGCGGGCGAAGCATTGACGGAGGGCATTGAAACACTTGTAGAAGGTATCACCGAGGCAGTACCGCAAATCCTCGAAATGGTCGGTACGCTTGTTGAGGTCATTGCGGAAATCGCGCCGGATGTTGTTGCTGCACTGGTTGACGGCATTGTAGATAATTTACCAACTCTGATTGATACCGCGCTTACACTGGTGGAAACGTTGGTGTCGGCAATTATTGACGCTTTGCCTGTTCTGCTCGAAGGGGCGTTGGAGTTGGTGCTTGCACTCGCCAATGGCATAGCCGAAGCCCTCCCGAATTTACTGCCCGCGATTGCAGAAATGCTTGTGTTCATCGTACAAACAATCATCGAAAAACTGCCCATGTTATTGGAAGCAGCTCTCGCAATCATAACAGGGCTTGTGGAGGGTTTACTCGAAGCACTGCCGATTTTGATTGCGGCGTTGCCCGAAATTCTCATGGCAATCATTGAGTTTTTCGTGGACGGCATTCCAAAAATTATAGAGACGGGCTTTCAGTTATTGGAAGGGCTTGTAATGGGGCTTTTGGAAGCAATCCCGAAACTTCTACAAGCACTGCCGATGATTATTCAAACACTGATTGACTTTCTCGTCAACAACATTCCCGAAATCATACAAACCGGGATAGAAATGATAATTGGACTCGTAAAAGGCATAATCGAATCGTTGCCAATGATAGTAGACAGCGGTATTCAATTAGTGATGGGGCTTATTTTCGGCTTGCTTGACGCACTGCCCCATCTGATAACCGCCGCTATTGATTTGGTTATTTCCTTGGTTAAGGGAATCGGCACAATGCTTCCCATGCTGATTGAAACGGGCATCGAACTCATTATTTCCCTCGTGGAAGGTCTGCTAATGGCTATCCCGGAGATAATAAAAGCCTTGCCACAAATCATAATGGCGTTGGTTCGCGGCATTGCCGCATTGTTACCGCAAATCATACAATCGGGAATAAATATCATCCGTTCACTTTGGGAGGGAATCCAGCGGATGGGGCAGTGGTTACAAGATAACCTTTGGAACATGATAGCAGGGGCAATCAATGCCATAGTTCGCGGCGTTAATCGTGTGCTTGGGTTGATTGGCATAAACATTCCCGAATTACAACTTCGCACAAGTGTTGCAACTCCGACACCTCCCGATGTTAGCGGCGTGGAAGCGCAACTAATCCAAACGGAAAATGCTGTAGCAAACGCCGCCGCCGAAGCAATGGATGTTGTTGCCCGTGCCGCAGAGGACGGCACACGAATTGTTACATCTGCGAACAATGAAGTTTTACAATCTGCCCGCGCCGCCGCAGGTGGTCGCATGGATGCGGAGCGTGATGTCACCGGCAACAAACGTGATGAATCCCGCGAACGTGAGCGAATTGCCCGTGAGGAAGCGCGAGAACTGGAGCGAATTGCACGGGAAAACGCCGCAAATATTAACCGTTTGGGTGATGATTTAACACGAGCTATTCAAAACCAACACGATGACCGCAGACGCGCCGCATTACAAGCCATAGATGATGAAGTCGCAGCGTTGCGTTCCGCCAATTGGGAAAAAATGCAGATGTTCGATGAAGAATTTGCTATGCGGATGCAATTTCTCGATGACGAGGAAAAAATGCGGCTCGGTGTGCTGCAAGGTGAAATTGATGCAATAAACGAACGTACCCGTGCCGAAGAAGCTGCACGGCGTGAACGTGAATTTCAAGAGCGACTTGCCGAATTGCAAGCCCGACACCGAGCGGCAACTACGGCAGAAGAAGCGGCTCGAATACAGCAAGACGTTAATCGTCTAATGGATAACCGCCAACGGGAACTTACCCGCGACCAGCGTAATCAGCGCATTGACGAACTCCGCGCACAGATGAATGAAGAACAACGTGTTGTAAATGAAGCCCGCTCCGCTTTGGAAACCGCAAAACTTGACCAGTTGGCAGAGGAACGTGCCGCGCAAGAAGAACATTTCAGCGAATTAATGTCTGCCCAGAGCCTACAAATACAAGCATTACAGACTATGCTCGAAAGTAGTCAAGAAGTGAAGTCCGATAATGCCAAGTTGAGCGGCGTAAAATTTCCGATGTTCTTTGAGAAAATCTCGCCTTTGGATTCCCCATCGTGTAAGCGGTGGCAAATTTTCGCCCAAGATAATGTTTGGAAAAAGCATTTTGGTTGTGGGGTCGGATTTTTCCATCAAGCCAACGGTGTACCATATACCGCCACTTGCTTGAAAAACCCACTTGCTGAAAATCATATCGCCTATATTAGCGGTTTGCACCAACTCGTCAAACTCCTGTTGCGTTTCGGGTTTGTGATAAACGGTGTTTGATGTTGCCACAGGGATATATTCATTGCTCATGTTGTACACCTCTTTCCGTGGGTGGCAAGGGGTTATCGGTTAATAGTGCAGTAAACATAACCCCAAGACTGAAAGCACGAACAAACATATTTCGGTAACGAGTGTTATGTCCTTCGCCGTGGAGAGATTCAAGGTTTTTGAATCTCTCAAAATCATGGACAGACATAATTGTGGCAAAATACCGACGTTCGCTTCTGATTTTTTCGCGGGTTTCATCGGTTTCGGCTTCCTCAAGTTGACTTAATTCCGCTATGAGGGCGTTGAGTATATTTTTCATTCATCTCCCTCCCTGTCGATAATTAAATCGTCCATGCCGTTGAAAACTTCCATTATCATTAGCGTACCTAATTTGTAGCCGTACAAAAAATTGTCGATGCATGACAAGGCGTTTATCTCCATTTGTGTGTTGGAGTAGGTTTCGAGGGTCTTTTTCCCTTCATCGCCAAGCATATCTCGCAACTTATCCTCTGCTTTGGTTAAGCGGTTCATAGCATGGCTTAGTTTGGAATTAGGCTCAATGTTGGGTGGGCTGGTGACTACATTTCCAAGGTAAAACTGTTTTAATATACTTCTCATACAAAACTTCCTTTCGTGGTTGTTTGATGGATTTTTTACAACACTTGAAAGGGTATGTACGGATATTGTATAATTCTCCGTGGCACCCTCGGGTGTTGTTGGTTGGGAACGGCAGAATCTTTAGTCGGAGAACGCCGTTCCCATTTTCTTGTTTTGCTTTGCCTGTGCATAGGCAGATATTCGCCTACATAAAAAGAACACTACTCTCCTTTCTCAGCTAGTAGCGTTCAAAAACCCTGCAAATGAGCCGACCGCTACGCTATATTTTCGGGTGCGTTATTTACACCCTCTATAGCGTACATTGAACGAAGAATCCGTGTCGGAAATTATAACGAATAGTGCGCGTTTTTCCTTTTTGATTTCTTTTACGGTTTTAGTTTTCTTATCGCCATTGTCGGTTGCAACCTTTTTTTCAACGATGTACCCGCCAAGTTTGTCTAACTCCAACTCGTCATACATTATACGGCGGTTAAGGCTTAATGAGCAACTCGTCAATGGTGACTTCGGAAACGCCGGACCAACGGAAGCCCGTTTTCGGGTCGAGTTCAAAGCCGATGCTTTTTCCCTCCGGCGCAAGATTGTTTTTCCCCTGCGCGAATGCCCGCGAAAATTTCTTGCCTTTAATTCGCCCGAAAGTGAGGACGCTCCGGGCGGCGGCTTGAATATCAATGCTCCCCAATCCGCGATACTGGCTCTTATTCGTGCCTTTGTTGAGATGCCCTAACACCACAACAGCACAGCCTGTTTTCTCCGCGACAGTGCCTATACTTTTCAGAATCGGACGTATTTCATTTGCTCGGTGCATATCCACATTTGAGCCAAGATAGGCTTGCAGAGGGTCGAGAACCAATAACTTTGCCCCGGTTTGGATTAGTGCCTGTTCAATGCGTTTGTCCGCGAGGGTTAAAGATTTTTCTTCTTCGTCAATGACAATCACGCGGGAGCAATCTGCTCCGGCTTGGTCGAGCCGGGGTCTTACCGTGTCATTTAATCCGTCCTCGGCGGTCTGAAAAATGACGTTCATTGGTGCGTTGATGGTTTTACCTTCGGGCAGGGGTAAACCTCTCGTTAATGCCGCGGCGATTGCTAAAATCGTTGTGGTTTTTCCGTCACCCGGGTCGCCTTGAAACATAGTGATTTTTCCGAACGGAATATACGGATACCAAAGCCATTTAACCTCCGTGGCTTCAACATCACTCATTCGGATTAACTTTAATGTTTCGGGTTTTGAAGATTGTTTTTCCATGAGTTGAATCTCTCCTTTTCAAAATTTTAGGTGCGGCTTTTTGAAAACCGCGCCCACAAATAGGTTGTAAAAAATTTTCAAATCTATATAAAAAACCTCTCGGCGGCTGTACACTTCCGCAAAGAGGTTTGGATTTTTTTTGAATCAGCAAATTAAAAAATTTGCATCACAGGAAAAGAAAAACGAAAAATATTTTTGTGACTTTGCCGCAGTGGTTGTGATATAATCGCTTGTAGGTCTTGTGCGTTGTACTCGATTCCCGAACTCGATTATGGTCTTTGATATTTCAGAGATTATAGCCGTTGCTACCAGCCATATGATATTGTTTTTATCGAATCCAATGACTTGGATGTTTGCCCTTGGTTGTATTTTCTTATTTGCAGCTGTACGAGAAGGAGGGATGAGTATGTTCTACTCAGCCTTGGTTAATGTGGCGACTATGTTGTTATCATATGCTGGGAATCGGGTAGAGCGCACAAGCCTTTTTTAGTCTATGCAAACACTCGATAGCGTGGTCGGCGGCGGCGGTTTTCACACCCTCCCTTGGAGTGTGTGACCCACTCTGACACTTTTGCGTCGCAGAAAGTGCCGTGGGGTCTGCCGACGGCTAAAAGACAAATAACAAATATTTACGATGGAGGATATTATGTCAACATTTTCTGAAAAGTTGAAATATCTAAGAGAAAAAGACGGCTTCCCTATAGAAGATTTTGCAAAAGAAATAGAAGTTGATTTGCAAAAATACATCGAATATGAAAATGGCGTTACTCATCCGTGTTGTGATGATTTGCAAAAAATTAAAAGCTACTTCCCCAGTATTGAAGATATTGTTGCAAGAGAAGATGAACTGAATAACGAATATAAAAAGCGTAAAGCGGATAGGCTTAAAGCTATTTCTGAAATGCACAAACCTAATGAGCCACAACAAAAAAAATAATGATAGCCGTTGGGGAGACCCAGAGCGCAACAAGCATTTGAAGTAATATTTTAATGTACTGACAGCAAGGAGTTGGGTTTTTATTTCGCTACATTTATAATTTGCAATTCATTTTGTACGGCATAGCGCACCGTTTGCCCTGTGCCGCTTATTTCTTTTGTAAAAGCACAAATGCAATACTCCGACTGGTCTATCATGTAATAATTTCGCTTTTTCATACAATCGTCGCTGTAGGTTTCAGATACATAAATGACTTCATCGGCCGCACTAAGCAGATAGCCGTAAAGTTCTTTTTCTCTATCCGTCCATAAATCCGCTTGCCCGCGGTGGGGCAATGCCATAATCAAGCGAATATTTTTACCCATTTCTTTTTTTGTGGCTATCAGCGAAGCCGCTATTTGGTCGAAGCCTAACGCGCCGCCAGACAGAAATGTTGTAACTCCTTCTAGGGCGCGGGCGACTATTCATCGTTAGGCTTTCCGTGGCGGTTAAAATGATATTGTTCGCGGGATTTTCGTCCATGTATGGCTCTATATCCTTTTTTGTGCCGAACCTCGCAGAACCATATTCAACATCTTTACGGAATTTTTTAGCGTTTTTGCCTTTGACGTAAACCATGATTTTCATGCCAACTCCGGCAATTACGCCAACCAACCAATCGGGAAACGGAATGAAATCAAAGTTTCCGGCAACTATCCAACCAACTACGCCCATGATGAAGTAAGGGATATTCATTTTGATAAGCCTGTTTACGTCAATATTTTTGAGGGCTTTTTTGATTCTCGTGGTGATGTTTACGGTCATAATTCCTGTTCCCCCCTGCGTTGATTTTTTTCGGTATCGAAAACTTGATTTTTAACGCGCTGCTTGGCATTGTTC